TTCTATTCCTTACGGTATGCTAATGAGTTTTCGCATGGCAGCTTCAAGAACGCAGGTTCCTGCAATTCTCTCTACGACACGAATACCAATCTGGTCATTGTCCCATGCCTGCCCAGCCTCTTTAGAAACTGTTACAGTCATTCTCTTTCTGTCTCCTAGCCAATAACCCATCTTGAAGTCTCCGAAGTAGATTTCAGCTTCTGGTACCCAGTTGTTTTCAATTACTGGATAACCATGAAGGGTAGCAGGCTGTCCTGCTGAAACTGGTTCTTGCCAAATGTATCGATTGTCGCTATCTTTCAGCTTCCTCAATTCTTTGATATTGATGTTGTTTATTAGGAACTTGGCATTCCTTCGGTACTGTGATGGCAAATCATAAATCAAGTTTATGATGTCATCAAAACCAAGGTTTCCAACACAGGTAACAGCTGTAATATTACAGTTAGTTAGACCAGTTGGCTGTCCTGCTCCACTACCTGCTGTGATTACTCTCTGCTCTTCTACACTCATGGCATCGGCAAACAAGTCGATAATCATCTGTACAACATCTAAGGTGTCGCAATCCTCTACCAACTCCTCTGAAGCGTACATGATTGAAGCCATTTTGTGAGCTGTAAGAGTTTTCTGTGAGAAGTCAGCTGTAGTAGTAGATTTCGCAGCGTTCTCAGAAGTCCAACGTACTGTTGGTCTGCTTCCAAGTTTATGGATTTGCATGATGTCTCTCTTCATTGGGACGACATTCACGATACCTCTCATCTTGAGAGGGTCAACTAAGTCCTTTATAAGTTCTTTGCGGAACTCATCTGGGAAAAGATAACCTCCATCTGCTGCAACACCCTCACTCAGGGCTTTAGTTACAGCGTGGTCTCCACGAAGGAGAGAAGTAAAAAATCCAACGATTTTCTCTTCTTTAGTCAAATCATCACAGTTTGAAACAAGGTCTCCAGAAGAATAAATCTTCCCAAGCATGCTATATTCCGAACCGTAAATGTTTGTAGCCTTCCCAAGGGCTTCTCTTAGTTCTTTGACCCCTAATTTAGCTTCAATCTCTTTTACTACCTTACTTACCTCTTTTTCCAACATCGCTTCTTTCATCTCTCTGTCTTTTTTGGTCATATATCACTTTTATTTACTTTTAATTTCTTAAAAGTTTCTTCGCAACCCTCAACATATCGTCAAGTTCGCCAGAAACTTTTTGAAGAGCCCGCACTACAACTCTGTCTGTTAGCAGTTTTTGTGCCCCCTCTTTCTCTCGACTTTTAGCCGATTTACTTCCCCCGCCTACTGCAGGCTGATTCGCTTTCTTAGAAGTTGGCTTTAATGATTCAGCCTCTTTCTCTTTTTGCGAACCCTGCAAGGCAGAAATCGTTTTGTCTTTTAAGACTTCTACTTTCTTTCCACACATTGGACAATTAACCTCTTTATCATTTTTCTCAATCACATTCTCCTGACTCTCCTTTTCGTCTGACTTGTCGTCCTCGTCAGAAGTTGAAGAGCTATCCTCCTCTTCTTTGTCAGGAGTTGAAGAATCGTCTTCCCCTTCTTTGCTGTTCTTCTCCGAAATATCCTCTCCTTCAGCTTCCTCTTCAGCGTCCTCTTCAGTTTCCTTTTCAGCATCCTCTTCAGCTTCCTCGTTATCCTCTTTATCAGTATCGTCTGTTTTTTCTTCCACTACCTTGTCTTCTGTTTCGTCTTTCTCTTCTTTCTCATCTTGTTCTTCTACATCATTCTCCCCCTCTATCTGCTCTTTCTGCTCTAATATCCAGCTACTCAAATCTTTCTTTTCTTGCTCGTTATAAGACTTAGAAACAGTGAGTGCCTCTGCTAATGCTGGAACAGGAACTGCTGAAATTTCTAACAACTCTTGTTTAGTGATTTCAGTGTAATCATCCTTCTCCTCTCTCTCAAGAGGAATAAATCCAACAGAAAATGCTCTCATTATTGGGGGGTCTGCTTCATACATTTGCTTAATCTCCCTAGCTAAAGGAGTTATTTCGTGGAAAACTGGCTCAAAAATCAACTTCTTCCCATCTACTCTTATATTTTTGGCAACTCCTACTGGTGGTTGATTATAGTTGTGAGCAAACTGAAGGACAGGATTTTTCTTAAAGTTATCAAGCATCCAGCCAGCTGCCCTTACAATATCGCCAGAGCGGTCTTTGTCTTCAGTCGAAGCAACAGCCACAAGACGACCTTCCTCTTTCATAACCATTGCCTGAATCTTTTTCTTTGTATTTTTACCCATAATTCAATTAAATTAATATTTATTAAAGACGACCTTTAGAAGGCTGAATAATTACACCTCCTTTATCCAAAACTTTTCCTTCCACATAAAACCCATAAAAGAATAAAAAGCGGGCATATTGACCCACTTTTTGTTATCCAATCCATAAATATTGAATCTGCCAATCCTATTTCTTCTTCTTGATATTCTGCCTTTTAACGCCTTTTCTTTTAATGTTTTCTTTCTGAATACTCTTATCCTTTTTACCAATATCATCGTCTCCATTCCTCTTGTCTAAAATGTGATTCCTGACAATTTTTTTAAGAGCCTCTTCCATCTGGTGTTTCTCACTTAATACCTTTCTAGCACTAAGCTCAACGAACTCTCGTGGATATTTTTCTTCATACTTCTCCTTGATTGGAAACTCCTTGAATGACACGCTCTTTTCTTCTCCCTCTGTTTTGTCTTCCCTAACTCTCTCTTCTAGCCCAGCTGTTCTTAATACAGAGTCCCCACCTTCGACTGGTGGCAAGTTCTCCCTTTCTCTGACTTCGTTGATAGTCATCCAGCCACTCTCCCCTAACCCTTTCCCATACTTCTCAACTTTCATTGCCTCATCTTCCTTAACGGGATTTTCAAACCCTAGGAATAAACCATCGCTATCAGGGAACATTGGGATAAATGACTCATTGAGCATACTAACTAATCTCTCCATCTTTGGTTTGATTGTCCATCTAGCGAAAATCTCTTTGGCGGCTAATGCAGATGCCCTGTTTACATTATCAGTAATGGCAATTATCGGCTTAGGAACTCGGAAGATAGAAAGTATCTTGTCCCTACCGAACTTCTGTTGCTCAAGGAACTCCATGTCCTTTGGCTTGAGTTGAAGGATGTTGTATTGTAACCCCCCCTCAAGGATAGCCATCTTGGAACTATTACGAACTCCCTTAAAGTTCTTTTTCCATTGCTTCTGTAATCTATCAATTTGCTCCTGACTTAGTTCTCCTTCACTGGTTAGTAAAGCGTCTGGTCTAGCAGAGTTATAAAAGAAATTAGTATTCCATTCTTCAGAAAACCTATTGAGATTATAAGTTGTGGCAGCCGCCTCTAATGTTCCCCTCCCCCTAAGTGGTTTTAGTGGATTGGGATACTTGAGAAAGACCACAGAGTCTGACTCTAGCGGAATTACATTGCCAGGACTTGGTTCATATTTGTACCCACCTATTACATCTTTAGCATCATGCTTTATTGTCAGCTTGTCTGGTCTTAATAAAAATAGATTTCGTGGTATGCCATCTTTGTCTTTGCTTACTGCCCATGGTGCCTCTCCCGTAAGCTCAAGATACATCTGTGTCAGCCAAAAATGGTCAAACTTAGTAGTAAAACGATTAACGCCATAAAGAGTAGTCAATATGTCATGGTCATATACCTCACTTATCTTATCCTTCTTCTTTTCGTAGAGGTGGATGTCTATTGACCCTATCTCATCAGAAATTACTGAAACACAAGCATATACCCAACCAGTAGCAGCAGCCAAATAGTCTTTGGTCTTAAGGTCAGATGGGAACTCTCTTGTAATCGGAGCAATCACACGAGAAAAATCACTTGCAGCATCTTCTTCCCTGCGTTCCAACTCTTCCCATGTTACAAATGTTCCCTTTTTCTTTGTATCGGGACTATATCCTAGTACCTCGAAAACTTTATCTACAACTTTCATAAATTGTTATCATAAATCCAATAATCATAAAGAGGGTTATACGATGATTTAGGAAAATGAATGATTACATTCTTCTCTCCTTTATGCGTATACAGCGTATACGCCCTTTTCGTTGCTAATTATAGCAGAAAGCTATAATACTTGTCAAATCAAAGAGTTTAAGGCATTGCCAATCTCCTTGTCTTGCTTCTCTTTTGTTCCTCCTTGTCCTGCCCTAGTAAGAATAAAATTCTCTATTGTTTCAACGACCATGTATGGCTTCCTGTCTTTCATTCTAACAGTTGCTTCTCCATGCCCAATCTTTAGTAAATGAATCACGAGATTTATAAACTCATAATCATCCTCTATCGCCAACGTCAGGTTCCCATTATCTATTGTCATATATTATTCTCTCTTATGTCTTTAATCAATTGCTTAACCTCAACCACAGAATCTAATACATTAAACTCTCTTTCGACTAACATTCTCTTTTCTTCCCCTTCTTTCTGTCTTTCTATAGGGTCTAGAAATCTCTTCAGTTCTTCTTTGTTTGTGGCAACAGGCATACCAAGAGCCCATGCTTTTGTAGTCCTATTATTACTCTTGAATCTAGCAACTGGACTATCGTCTGGTGGTACCATCACTATATCGCATTTCAGAATATCATCATTAACTGTCTCCAAGCTCCACTTCCTGTTCTCATCTACCTCAATCCCCAAGTGCCTCACATTAGATATTACCCAAAGCTCAAGTCCCAACGCCTTAATAAAAGGCACAACCGAACTTAAAGCCCCGATATTATGTGAATAGCCAAACCAACAAACCCTCTTTGCCCGACCTTTATGAACCTTTTGCTTATTATGAAATCCTAAATCTTGCCTATCCTTAATCCACAGAACTGGCTTGTCTGTGACCTTCTTGAAGTAATCACGCAACTCTACAG